GTGTGTGCGCGCGCGCTCTGTGTTATTGTCGCGCAATTTGCACAAGTGTCGCACAAAGTCGCGCTTTTTGGCTGTTTTATTAGCGTTTTGGCGCTTGTTTAGGTGATTGTTAATCATCTCTGCAACGGGATCGCGGTCTTTGCGCGCCCTTGTTTGTCTTTTTTCCCCTCCTCGGCAACCGATACCAGCGAGTCCGGTCCACCTCCGGCGCTCTCTGTTTCTTTTTGTTGCTCTATCTCCCAGCGCCGCTGGGATTCGATCAAGCGGTTGACGCTGGTGGAGCTGATTCGGACTGTGCGCGGGCCAAGCGGGACACGCTCCAAGCGTCCGGCATCCATCCAGCGGATCACCGTCCTTTCAGACAACGCCAGCAGCTCTGCGACCTTGGCCGTCGTGTGCAGTCCTTGGGGGATGTACTCTCGTAGTCTTGCCATCTCTGATTACCTCGAAATGTTTACTGCCGTCTCCGTTGGGAATCATCTCCCAGCCCATCCGTAAAAAAAGGCGGCGCGCGGCTGCGTCGTGATTAAGGCGCTCGCGGTTTGTCATGCTGCGGCCTCCTGTGGCTTGGTTCGTCTTCGTTTGAGCTTCGCCCTGATGTAGCTGGAAAGGGTGCGATCCTCGCGCTCGGCTTCCCGGCGTAGGCGCTCCAATTCTTCCGGCTCGACTGAGAAGCTCACCATCTGCTTGCGTGGTTTGTTGCTGTCCATCTGAAAAACAAAAAGCCGCCGCCGCTTATGTTAGTCAATAAAAACTACATAGTTTTTATTGGTTTCTTATTGACATCTTATTTAGTTCACATAAAGTCCCGCCGGAGAGTTACCCCTCTCCACTTGCAAAAATGTTAAAAACACAGCGAAAAACGCAAAAAATGGCGCGCAGTTGTGACCCGGTTGATCTGGTCAACGTGCGCGAAGATGCCCGGCATGGTAGTGAAAAAATATTTCACCACCCACTTGCCAGATTGTTCAACTACACGCTCGGCGTGAAGCAACACAAGGACACCGCGCAGGCTCAATGGTTTCTTGACGCGCTCGCGTTATCAATCAATCACAAGCTGATAAGCTCCTCCGCTTTGTTCCTGCAAGGGGATAAAGTGGACGTTTCCCTAAATGTTTTCGAGCCGGTCGATGGTGGCTATGTGGCCACCATTTCGGTGACAGATTACGAGGGCAACCGGCTTGCATTTGAGTCTCTCGGCTCGACGGATCACCCGGCTGGTCGGTGGTCGTTCAAGATGGCGCGCACTATGTGTGGCGGCAGGGTTGTGACAATGCTTTGGCTACCGCAGGAGGACTGAGATCATGGCGCTGAAATTACCGATCACACGCACGGAAAAAAGCCACTTCGGTTGGCGTGTCGAAACCATCATGCCCGGCTGGCAGATCATCACCTCGCGGCGCGCAGGCGGCGCGATGGTGTCCAATGCAAATCAATATCGAAACATCAGTTGGCAAAAAAATGATGACGGAAAGGTTTGCGGCTTCAATTTGGAATCCGATGTGGATTGCAAAATCATCGAGCTAATCAGAGCAAAGCTGCCGCGCGCCACGCGCAAAGCAGTTGAGGAGCAGCATGGCCAAGCCATGTTGCTAGTCCATAAAGCGATCCAGCCAAAGAAGGCGGCAAAAGCGCCGACGTTGTTGGACGTTGTATCAAAATAATCACCCGCGCCGGGCGGGGAGACTCGCCCGGCGCAACTTGCATAAATAACAATGATAGAAATAAAACACAGCACATATAAAGGAAACGCCATTCTTGAAGTCTGGCGCGATGGAGCTAAGGCAATCAGCTTCGGCAAAAACAAAGCGCGCGCGATCGTGGAAGCGATGCGCGATGACGCTGCACGGTTTGAGATTGAAACGATCTCAGGCCACGCACAGGCCGACCGCGAGCAGCTCACCAAGGCCGCAGAGGCCGCAGATCGGCAGAAGTACGACGTAAGCTATAAAAGCCCTCACGCGCCCTCGACCGGATTTGATCGGAACATCCCCGACGAATTTGATCAGATGATCGAAGACGATATGGGACGGAAAGCGGGGGTTGTTAAATAGGTCATCACCTGGGCGGCGCTGCGCGCGCCGCCCTTATTTCCTAAAGAAAAATGGAATATTTCGACTCAAAAAAAATCATTCGTTGGAACGTGCGCGAAATTGTGACGAAAGCGGCAAGCGTTTTACGGCACGAAAATTCGTTATCTGACACGACGATCCGCTGCACCATCAACGACATCATGGATCACCTCGAAAAGACGGGCGACAGAGTGCCGCACGACTACAACCAGCCGCGCGCCTGCAAAGCCGTCAGGCGCGAGATCATGGAGTGGAGGAGGCTAGAAATATGAACGACGAAGAAAGAGCGATGTGGGTTGAAAACGACGAAGGGCTGTACAACTGGAGGCAACGCGAAGGCGGCTCCATGCGCGACTTCCTGAGACGCAACCGGCGATGGATAGACAACATTATAGAGGAGGCAACAGGGCCGCGCCACAGCGGCGAACCAACCCACGAACCGCGCGAAGGCGGCGGCCAATGGGCAAACTAATAACAACGCCGGGCGGGGTTCATTCCCTGCCCGGCACAACCTAAAAAAATAAACATGAACGAAACAGAAACCCTAAAAGAAATGAACGACAACTTGCTGGAAATTAGCCGGACACTTCAGAGCCTAAATCTTAACCTGTACAAAATAACGGAGAGCCTAGACTCGATCGACCGTTACGGGGTGAGCATGATAAGTGACCCAATCCAAAGCACGACGAACAACAAAAACGCATTTAATAATGACTAATCACAGATACAGAAAAATTGATGTTAAGCTGGTGGCCGCCACGCCTGATCGCGGGATTATCGACCAAGAGCCATTTGAAAAAGCAACGCTTGAAATGGACGCTCTTGACGACGAACTATATTTCAGCGTGTACGTTGAAGGGTCTGTTGGCGAGGAATGTAAGATCGTCGACAGCGAGCATTTCTACGACGTGAACGAAGCCCGACGGAAAGTGGCCGAGCTTGATTTGGCGTACAGAGGTGCAGAGCTGAGAGACTTGGACGACGGTCAGCGCCAGCTCGATCTCTACAGCCACGCCGACACGATCGGCCACACAAGCATGATCCTGCGCGGGATGATCGAAGGCGACGACGAGGTGAACCAATTATTTGAAGGGGCCAACCCGGTCGGGCTGTTTCAATTTGTCGGGGTCGCCTGCGCTGTCGGCAGCGTCACATTGAAAGAACGCGACGATTACGAGGAAATGATTGAAGACGGGATCTACATTGATATTGTGGACGCATTTGCCGACTACCTAATCACCGCGATGAAAAGGTGGCACAAAGAAATCGGCGAGGTTTGGACGATGAGAGAGATCGATGTGGCTGCCGTCATGCACGATGCCTGCGATGACATGAAAAAAGCATGGGGAGCTGAGAAGGAGGTGCTTTCAGCATGAGCGTAGAATACATTGACGCAACCCCAACATGGCAGGCCATCGTGCCTGTCATGCTGGAGGCGTACATTCACGCGACCCCGGCGCGCCGCGCAGAGATTCGCGAGGAGTTCATGCGGATCGCGAAAGCAGTTGACGATCAGAACGACCGAAACGATGAGCCACATTAATAAGAAAGCAATACGCACCCGCATCTTGGCCTCTAACCGGGCCAAGAGTGCGGGGCTGACGCGCGTTTCAGACGCTTACCTCGATCGGCTTGAGGCTGAATTTCTGCTGCTCGTAGATCGCCACGTTGCCGCGCATCCAAGCAAAGGCAAAACCTTTATGCCCTACAATATTCTATGAAACCAATAAACAAGCGCCCGAAAAATTTTCGGTTTACTGAGGAATTTTGCGAGCGCCTATATTTGATTTCACAGGCCACACGATTGACTCAAACAGATGTTATTCAAGAGTGCGTGACACGATATACAAAAGAATTCATCAATGAGTGGCTCAACGAAAAGCGCGAGTATTATATCGATCAAATCGAAAAATATTGCGACACAAATTGGGCTAAAATATATCCAGACATGACACAAAACATGACACACATACAAAACGGAAACAGCAAAGGCGACCCGGTCATTAGGACATTCAAATATTTCACAAGCGACGGCGGTGAAAGAAAATGGCTTGCCTACAACAAAGACGAATCCGGCGCTACAACGACGAGTTTGCCTGTTGAGTGCGACGAGGCGACCTTGTTGAGCTATGGATTGATTAAAGAATGAAATTACCGATTCACGCATGGATCGGGATCGCCATCTGGATCACCACGGTGGCGATCTTTTTCATTATTGTTGGGCTATTAATCTTAAAGGTATGGACTACATAAATCCTATGTATTTTACATTGACATTTAGATTTGTCTGAAACACCTTCCCCGCGAGCAATGGCAGCAAAGAAAAAGAGCAATAAACCTGCAACCGGCAAAACACTTGTCACACTTTATTTAAGCAAGGAAGAACATGAGCTATTTAAACAAGGGGCCAAACAACTTGGCCTTTCGCTTTCAAAATATTTTGCCCATCTCGCACGACGAGAATTACTGAACGAAAATAATGACCTACGTTTATATACTGAAACCGATGAAATAAAGCAGAGAATTAGAACCGCAATAACGGAATCAAAGAAAGTTTTTTAAAACAATGTGTATAATTGTATAATGACCAAAAAAGATAACCCCAAAGACGGAGCCACCCCTAGTGAGGGAGTGGCTGTTATTATTGAAAACCAGATCGCTGGTGAGAAAAACGCAAAAGAACGATGCATCAACCTCACCCAATATATATCTAAAAAGGCGTGGTTAATAATTGGATACATACTTGGAGCTACCTTAATTTTAGGAGCCAACAGTATTAGAATGCATTATTCATGGTCGGCTGATTTGGACAATGCTCATTATTCGTTTGAAAAATCAAACGCGAAAAATAGGGATTTGGCACTTAAATATCATGGTCACCGGCAGGACACAGAAAATGCTTTGCGAGAACAAATTGATATTTTGATAATTGAAAATGAAAAATCTGCCGAAGAAATTGATGGCTTGAGATCGAATGAGAAAATGTTTCGCGATAAAATGTTAGCGGCACAATCGGAACGAGATCACCTCCACTCAGATACTCATGAACTTGACGACAAATTAACGAAAACTGAAGCCGCCTATAAACTAGCAGGGCAGAGAGTTGTTTTTCTTGAAAAAGAAAATGCTGAGTTAAAAAGAGCTAAAGAGGGCATGAGAAAACGTATTGTTTCAATATCGGGGACGATAAACACCCTCGTATCTCAGGCCCAAAAAAATGAATGGTCTTATTTATTGGCGAGAGAAACTAATTTGATTTGCGTAGGTTTGGCAAAAGACGATCCATCGCTCCTTAAAAGTGCCGAAGGGTTGCAAGCAAAACGCACCGGCAAACCATTTGACATTGCGGAGTGGCATAACATGACGCACCTCGCGGATGTCATTGTTAAATTAAACAGCAGCAACTGCGCGAAATGGTTGGTGTCTAAAAACGGGTGGGAAGGAGTGGTCGCCAAAAATTTACACGACTATCTCAAAACCCTCGCAGCAGAGGCAAAACCTAAACCGATGATTATTAACATCGAAGGCGTTGGTGCGGAAATTGAGGAGTTCTGGAAAAAGGTGAAGGCCGATATGGAGGCTTCCGGCGCGCTCCCGGCGGCTCACTAAAAAAATTTATCAACACTCGCAATACGTTACGGCATTAATATGTTAATACAAAAAGTAGATTGCATTGGTAATTTAAATAAAGCGTCAGCGCTTATTGTTAACTCTGAATTTATGGAGGAAGAAATTTTAGATAATACTGACAGCGCTGGACAAAAATTTAAATCATGGAAACAAGTCATTGAATTTTTAAAATCCGAATGCAACTCTGGCGAGGTCTTTGAATTAGCCTGCATCGCCGAATAAAATGGTTGTCCCGCCAAGACTCGAACTCGGACAAACGGTGTCAGAAACCGGTGTGCTACCATTACACCACGGGACAGCGGCGCGCGGCTTTTTATTAGGCACTCTTCTTTTTGGCGAGTTTATTTTAAATAAAAATTAGGCCGAGGCGCTGTGCCTCGGCCTTTGCAAGTGGCTGTCGCAGGGGGTTAACCCTCTGCGGCAGTTTCATTTTCAAAGTCGTAATTTACCGGCTTTGACTTCTGAGGCATGACATAGCGCATGGTTGTTTTAATATCGCCGTGACCGAGCGATTTCATCACGTCAATAGTGGAATTGTGCTTGTTGGCTTCCGTGGCATATATCTTTCTCAACTCATGCGCTTTCTGAAGACGATCCCAGCCATGCTTGGTTAAATATTTACTCAACCCTTTAAGGCCGCGCTCTCCCTTTTCATTATCCCTAAATACTCGGCCATCGCCGGGCTTAATTGCACCGGGGTTTTGCTTTCCCTTTGGTACGACGTAATCATGCGGCCCTGTCGGCCAGCCTTTAGACAAGGCTAATTGTTGCAGCTTGGCGCGCAGGTCAACCGGAACACCAATGTCGCGCTCCTCGAAATCTTTGGGGCGAAAATCCGGCTCGATTTTCGTCCGTACAAAATGATTGCCATCTTCATCAACTTCAAACCAGCGCCACCGCGCGTGTAGAATCTCGTTTCTCCTCAACCCCACATAAGCGGCGAGGTGAAAACAGACCCAAGTCCGTAGTGTCTTCATGTCCTCCAGCAACGTGTCCACATTGCTCCATACCGCTTTCAACACCTTCGCTTCTGGTAGTTTATAGTTCTTTTTATCAATCGTCGGCATAAAGGTGCATTCAAGCAAATCCTTGTGACCTCCAATTTTTAAATGATCGTACACTTTGTTTTTCATACATTTCTTGGAGAACATTGCGCGCGAGGATCGAAGGTATGAGTTAATGGTTTCGTGAGCTTGATCTAATTTTTTTTTATCCATCCCGGCGCGGGAAATATGGAATTTTTTAAAAGCATTAATTGTCTTAATATTCAAACAACTCATGCTCAACTTGTTTGCTTCAGCTCTACGCACCCAGCCGGGAGCTTCTTCCGTGATCCCTAATCCACCGTGGTACATAATGTGGTACAAACTTTTAATATTTTTTTCAATCGTTGCATCGGCATTTCCGTTGATCTCCTGCGCCCCTTTGTAAGCCTTTACAAGTTCACCGATGGTCGACCAGTTACCAGCCTTGCCCTTCGTTTTCGTAATAGCGTCCCATTTGCCCTTGAGCGCCATCTCGATCAGTCCCTTGGCTGTCTCGCGCGCGTCAACAATGTTAGGTGTCTTGAGTGACTGCCTTACCGTTTGACCGTCGTACATCCAGTTGATGTTCCAGTTCTTTCCCCTCTTAATGAGTGGAGCCTTTTGCCCCATGTAAGAGAAGACCTCTTTTTCTTTTGCCATATTATTTTTGTGTTAATTTCAATTTGCACAAAAAATTTTTGTGCAAACTTTGTGCAAATTTTAGACGCATAACGATGTCATGTTGTGTCATGTTGTGTCTAATAATGCGTGGGCAATTTGTGTTAAAAAAAACACCTTGTCAACCATTATTTAATAAAAATACATAACAAAAAAGCCTTTAATTATTGGATAATTAAAGGCTTTGCTAAATTAATTGGTTGGCTTGCTATCGTTTATCTACTGATTTGCATAACAGTTGCCGAGGGGACTCTGACATACTTTTCACCTTTTCAAATTCCCCCGAAAACATTGACTGAAATGAATTAATTTCAAATAGTGTGTTCAACTTGTGCAAAAAATTAGAAAACCACACGGGGGAAAATTACGCATAAACCTTATGCACTTCAAATAGATTGTGAATTATTTCACAAGGTAGCTCGAAATAGGCACGATTTCGCTCCACTTATTTTTCAAAGTCGATGGCGTCCTCGTCAATCTGCTTCCGCGCGTCGTTGGCTTCGGCAGCGTCAAAAGCGTCCTCCACATTCTGATCTGCCTCATTGAACAATCTGATAAAATCCGCCAGCTCCTCGTAACGCTCTTGCTGCGCTTCATTTCTCCCCTCCTCGAGGATGCCCTGCCCATCTACATAGTCGTCCATCCCGGCTCCGATAGATTGCAGAGCGTAATATTCACGGTGGAGCTTTTGAACCCGGTCGGAGTACAGAAGAAACTGCTCATCCCGGCGCTCACGGTTGCCGTCGCGTAACTTGCGTTGTTTCTCGCGATAGCCGTAGTCAGTAATTTTAACGAACCGATGAACGCCCGGCATCATCCTCACCGCGCCCTCGATGCCCCCCATGCCTTCCTTATCGTAACGAATCCAATCTTGTAACCCCGTCTGGCTAAATGTCCAAATCAGCATATCGTCGAGGCCGCGAATACCCCCAGCGCTATGCTCGCGAGTTGGGATGATTGTCCGGTCGCCAAATCCGTCGCGAGGATTTCCTCCCGTCACATAATCTTTCCACGCCCACATAATCGGTATCACCGGATTCCAGCCGGGGAGCTGCTCGGAGCCAAAATCAAGCGAGGTCGCTCCAGACTGCATCGCCTCCAAAGGCTCGCCCTTCATGTACGCCTCACTAGCGCCCCGTGTCATGATGTACATGACCCCGGATAACAAGCGGGAGGTTTCGTCTTTAGGAATACGAATGTAAACAACCTTCTTACCGTAAGGCGAGTCCTCGTCGGCCACCGTACCAATAGGGAGGATATTGTAATTACCAATATCGTAATCGCTTACCCCGTCAAACAACTCTTTCAAAGCCGTACCAAGTAATCCGGCGGCCCACATTCCGTCCCATGCCGCAAAACGCTTCCACCACCCTGACCGACTTTTTGGATTTGTCGCCTTTTCAAAATCAGCTTTCCAACCCCTCAGAAACACACCCCAGAAAGGGACTACGGATCGAATAATTTTGATGGACTTCCCTTTCTTGTAAACATTAGGCGTACCAACAAAATTTCTAATTTCGGTGGCAAACTCCTTGGGAGAAACACCACGATCCTTGAAAACTATTCCCGCCGCCAGTTTAGGCAAAGACTCCATCACCTGCCCTGTGAACACCAAAGGCGACCCAAGTTTGCCCAGTAATCTAATAATGGCTTTAGCGTCCGTTTTCTTGGGCAGCAAATTGTAGCGCCGCAGGAGTTCATCGTAATACTGCGATCCCGCAACCTCACCAGAGTTCATGGTCTTGAGTGCCGTCATTTCGATGTCACTAATGGCGTAATTTTCCATCAGCTCAGTTACCAAGGGATCATCCTTACCTAACGACCGGCGTAGCGCAGGCCACAGGGCTTTAATGTATGCCTTGGCCAAGGTCGGCGCGCCGACATCGATGTTACGACGAGTCCGGCTAAAATCCCGTTTGAGGTTGGCGGCTTGAAAGGCAATGTTGTAGGTAATCCAGAACGGATAAAACCCTGACCGAAACATGGTGTCTAGTGGACGGAACGAGCGTTCTAGCGCCCCGACAGATTCCTCAACAAATGAATCCGCGATGTGCTTCTCAACCTCATAGAACGCAGGAGAACCATTTTCAAGAACCTCAATAAAGCCATTACCGGGATCAGGGCTTTTCGTAGGCACAACTTGAAGTTCCTTATTTCGGCGCGTCGGCACTTTCGTTATTTCGGTCGGAAAATGCCGGTTCATTAAGTTGATAAAACTCCGCTTGGATTTCTGCAAAGCAATGAGGTGGTTCAGCGCTACCAGCTTCATCACGGTGGCAGTCATTGGGTTGGCAATGTCGCGCAAGGTTCCCATCTGCTCCTTAATTCCTGGCGAGATGAAAGTGTCCAAGTAATCGAGCGCCGCGAAGGTCGCGTAATTATCTTTGTTAGGTAGAATCTTTTCAAGAAATGTGCGCTTGTTGTAAGCGCCAACCTGCACAGCCTCCTCCACAATTTTTAAATTTATATCGTGAAACGCTGACGCTGCCCGTTCCATAATCGTCATACGATCAAAGCCCATCATCAGACGTAAATCTAACAACTGTTGCTGCGCGCTTACTGGTTCCAAGCCCATAGGATTAGCCAACCCATAGCGTTCGTTTATTATGCGCTTTAACGTCAGGTATCTACCAAACACGTTATCCGTAATACCAAACTCATCCAGCTCATTGATAATCTTTCGATGAATCTCCTTAAACATGGATTGATTACGATTATCGAGTAGACCTTCCTGCTCAAAGAAATTACGAGGATCACGACTAGCAGGAATATCAGCGCCATTACGCTCGGCTTCCCTAACTTTTTGCACGGCTGGAAAACGAGCATCGTCAAACGCTTGCATCACACTCAACTTATAGCCTTTCCAACTTTTTCGTCGAAGTTCAGCTTCCTCTAACTTGCGAAGTAATATTTCTTCACCGCGAACAAACATCTCCTCCATCTGCTTGGCTCGCTCACGAACAACATGGTACTGACCGTTATTCAAAAACTGCTGCAATCCGAAGAACGCTTTTTTAACTTCCGGCTTTTTATCAATGTATTCCCAGAACATCTGGTAAAACACAGGACTCATTTCCTGAAGTAAGCCCGGCGAGTTTAACATCACCGACAAAGCATCAGCGTATAACTCCTTGGAGTTTTCGCGGTAATCGATGTACGACTGAGGAACATTCGCCTTGTCGTATGGATGCCAATACTCAGAGAGTTCAATTAACTCAGCACGGATAACGTCTGCCTCTGCCAGTTTGCGCGCGGCGATTTCCTGTTTAATCCCTATGGCATAAAATTCCTTAACGTCATTAAGCCAATTCTGATAACCAACTTCATCTTTAGATTTATCAGGTCTTTTACCCGCTTCAGCTTGAGCCTGATAACGGATTCTTGACCGATCCGCTTTGGTTAAACCGGGGCCACCCCCTTTTAATATAGGAAAGGTCTTTGCGGTGAAGTTTCGCAGCGAGGCCAAGCGACCCAATATATTACCTCTAGCCAATGTGAGATCCGATAGATAATCACCTAAATGTCCGATCTCATGCGCTAACACTTTGGCGGCTGTCGTGGGATCGAGAAAGATTGATCGATCGAGAAAGATTTCTGTATTGCCGTGCTTGTAACTAAACAGCCCGGCTGTCCCTCCTTTTAACTTACGCAGCTTTGGCAGCTCACCCAGCAGCTCCTTGGCCAAAGAAACTAACTCAGGAAGCATAACAGGATTGATATTATCCCAACCTCCTAAATCTGTTTCAGTTGTGGCTGGAACCTTCCCCTTGATAATTGGAGCCGCAGAGAATTGAATTTTAGGCCGGGGATTGTCCTCGACCATTGCTGTACCCACTTCACGCTCCACACCAAACCAGCTATTGTCCGGTTGATCTCCCCTAGCCTGTCGCCGAGATGTAGCTTTGACCCCGCCACCAACCACGACATCCCAAAGCACATTTGCATCCAACAAAGTATCCAGCACATTTGCCGCCACCGGACTTGTCCCGGTGTAGTACGCCACGGCAAACCCAGCTCCAGCGTTGCGCGCCTCGCGACGAATTGATCTCACCAGCTCGTCAGGTGACACGTTCATATTCAGCTCGGCCATACTCCTGACGTTGCCATCGGTCGTTACATACAGTAGCGCCGCATGATTGCTGCCCTGCATGACATCAGTAGCTACCCTCGCGACAGATTGCACCAAATCAGATTTACTTATCGGCGCTGCAATTTCCGGCGCAAGTAAAGGATCAGCGCCCTGCCCTTCGGTTGTAATATATTTACCGTCCCATTTACCATCCGCATCCAACGATGCCGCCTTACGATGGTTAGTGATAAGCGCCCCAGCAAACAGAGGCTTTAAAAACGGATGAGCGACCAAGTTCTTGGTCGTTTCCATATCCTTTAAACTTGGCGTAGGATTACCTGATGGATGGTTATGGGTCATCCAAAACCTATCAGCGCCATGCACCTTAAAAGCGTTTATCAAAGACTCGATGGAAGCGACACCGGGCGAAAGCGCAGAGGCGCTGGTAGGCATACGACTGCTGAGACTTAAAACATGAACCACCTTACCCCCTTTAGTCAGCACCCAGCGAAATGTCTCCATCGATGGGTTTCTAAATAACTGAAACACATCTGCCGCCTGATTAATGTTGGATATTTTACGGCCAACAATTTCAAGACCGCGCACCGAGGCAATGTCCTGACGCACCCGCCGGGCAAACACTCGCTGCGGAGTCATTTCCGCAGTACCTAACGGCCCAGCTTTAGGAACGACGGGGTTGGCTCCCACTCCCAGCGCCGCCTGATGCGCTTCCGCATCAACCTGACGCTCCGATTTGTAACGAGGCGATCCAGAGGGAACCGTCCCAATGTTTGTCCTCTTAATCTCACCTTCTACAGCCGCCCCTAACGCGCGCAGCTTGGCCAAGATAATGCCGCTATTCCATGAGTCTAAACGATGCCCAGAATCGAGAATATACATCTCAGCCCGGCTCGCTGTGGTAAGACGATTCACGCGCCCCGCCATCTGCACAAATTCCAGCGCCGAGAATGGAGGTGTAATCGCTATTAACGTGCGGGGGGCATCACCATAGAGATCGTCTAAACTAACGCCTGTGCCGCCCGTTTCCGGCGTAGCAAGCACCACTTTGTAGGTTCCCTCTTGAAACTTGTCGATTGTCTCCTGCTTGGCAGCGCGCGCCGCCTCAGTTGGAGCTGATCCAAACAGCCTACCAACCTGATTAGGTAGATCCCGGTTCAGATCGGCAAACATCTGCGCCAAGCCATTATCTAAATTCCATTGCCCCCCATTCACACGCGAGGCAAACAGAACCACTTGCCGCCCATCGCTGACCAGTTGCTTTGTCAGCTCCATCGCCTGCAAAGCCTTTTGACTTTCCAGCGCCGCGCGCCCGGTCATCATCACTAGACGCTGTATCGCGCCAAAAGGCATACCACGAAGCTCGTACTGAGCCTGCGCGTCATCCATGTGCTTTTTAACTTCAGCGTGTTGATCTGGGGTCAGTCGAACCTGTTTAAAATTAATGTCGATGTTATCCAGCGGAACCTCATGCTTCACGGCCAACCCGGCGCGCGTCATGTTATCGAACAACAGATCAATGTTGTTTTCAATTTGCTCCATTGTTACGTCCTCTACCGGATTGAATTGCGTAACAATATCACCCGTGCGCGGATCGGTCGTAACCACTTTCTCCAAGCCAACTTTTAACAACGCAACCTCTGGAGAGATTTTGTTTCCTCCCCTGTCAACAAGTAGTGAATTAAGGTAATAAATACCGTGCGGCTTATCGAGCGGCGTGGCTGTGGCAAAGATCGCGTGGTTTGCTGACTCCGCTAGTACCCTTCCTCGATGTGCCTTGATGGACTCACCTTGATTACGAAGGTTATGAGCTTCATCAAATATAATGGATTGCCAGTTACCCGGCTTGACAACTTCCCGCGCAATGTCCGTATAGGTTGCTACTAAAATTTCCTGGTCTGGGGTTGGTTCCTCTCCTCTGTACCGATGCAGCTTTACCCCAAGCATTTCTGAATCACGGGCAAACGCATCATAAATAATTGAGTCGCTTTCGGTGACAATCAGAACCGGCTTAACAGTTGGCCGAGGCAGGGCGGGATCGATTTCAAGACGTTGCTCACCAAGCAAAGCCTGAGATTCGGCGATGCGTTTGGCTTTTTCTATGGCGGCAGCAGCAATGGAAATTTCCACCATTGTCTTGCCAGCGCCTGTGCCGCTGAATATGGCAAAATCCTTGCCTTGGTTCATTGCATCCAAGGCACGGTTCACTTCCTCAACTTGGTGAGGTCGCAGGATTTTCGCCTGCGCCGGTATCAGTTCGGCGACATGGTTTGGCCCTCGTCTTCTGGGCCATATTCTTTTTCTCGCCCTGACGATTTCCTTGGGAGGTCTAGCAGGCCTCGTTCGATTCCTCCCGTCCGGTTCTGATCCTGCAAAAAGCCCGCCAAGCTGAAGCTGTCGATCGGCCCTAACGATGAGTTCGTTTTTCTTTGGGGTTGGTGTTTTGCTGAGTGTGACATTGTTCTCTATGTTTTCAAAACCGGGAAAATAATGATCGAGATCATTGGGAGACTCAACCTCAAGCGGGTAGTCTCCATCAAATAGCTGGAACCCATCGCCCTGACTAAACATATCCTGCTGCGCTAATCCTTGCGCGGCCTGATCCTTGTTTAATTGGCGGCTCTGAGATTCTGCGACACGCGCCTTGGCTTCCGCATCCTTCTCCTTTGCCAGCTTCGATTCATTGATTAAATTTTTATTGTCGAAAGTGAAGAAGGTTTGGCCGAGCGCCAGCTCCAGCTCACGCATCTCCTCCACTTCCTTTTGTGAGAGCTTACCCTTCTCTCGAAATTTCTTTGCCAGTTTCTTGTATCTAACGACATCAGGATTAGGCTTAACGACGTAACGATTTGGATTGTTCGGGTCTTCGACCATGTAATCCGGGCCAAGCCTTCCCTTCACAAAATTTTGTACAATGTCGAACACAGGCACATCCTCAAAGAAATCCATTGCGTTCGGATCGTGCCGGTTAATGTGATCGTAAATATCGGTGAACATTGACTGCCAACTCTCAAGAGTTTCATCCTTTTTAATCTTCTGATTTTTCTGAAGGATGATTTGTTCAGACAACAACGCAGCCAATCCCCTGCTTAATTTAATTTCTGGAGACTCTGATAATTGGCCCTGACCGTAATATAATTTAAATAAATTCTTTTGTGATTTGCGGGGGAATTTAACAGCCAAATCAACCACCCCGTTAATCATTTCAGCAAATGAATCAGCAAGCCTTGTTTCCCCCTTGGATCGCAGTTTTAAAATAGTCGGGACACCTACATCAACCAATCCGCGAAACACCGCAGGGACATTTTCATCGAAGGCCAACTTGGTAAGGGCAGTATTTTGATAAGCGCCCTGCACCAACATCCGCTGTAAGTAACCTGAGAAGCGCGCATCATCCTCGACAATCGAGCGGCGCGTGTTGAAGTCGATCCCGTTAGCCGCGATCTGTTGAAGGAACCAGCGTTTACGATCCGCTAATGTTTGGGCGACAGAAACATCCGCCAAGGCATCAGGAGCGATTTGCCCAGCGTCATTAACAGCCATGATGTCTGTTTGCTCGACCAACCCCTCTGACGGGTTAAGTAAATCGATAATGCGATTAGCATTTTCAATCGCTTCCGGCGTTGCCAAATCTGTGGCAGGCAACAATCGTACAAGCAGATGGTCATCAGAAGGGCGCGAAGGTAATCCAAACTTCTCTGCCATCTGGTTCTGCACATCTCCAAATCCGGTTTGCTGGATTTGGTTGAGTCGCTGGATGCTCTGAAATCTTCCATTACCACCTAAAACACGAAACACCCCATCTGTTCCCTGACTGACCATAACGGGGCCATCCCCGGCACTTGGGCCGTGAGTGGTGTACAGATGCGGTTTCCAACCTTCTGCCGTTCTGATGACTTTTTCCTTCTCTGACGGCAGCGCGGAGTAATCTCTGGTATTTCGCAGAGGCTTGTAAAGCTCGTTTGGGGCAAATTCATCACCCACATGGCTGGGCTGAATCTCCTGCACAGGAACCCAAGCGTACCTAGACGGAAACTCTGATCCTTTCGATCCAAACGTCATAAACGCTTCGCCCTGCACAACATTCTGATTTGGGACAGGCAAAAATGTATCACCGGACGAAGGTGGTTCAGCATCGGTTTTAGGCTCAATCTCACCTAACAACTCGCGCAACTGACTTTCTATTTTTGTTTTTTCATTATTTTCATATATAAGTTCCTCATCATACCGTTGAATAATTTCATCTGGTTGCTCATCCCTTAAAGCCGCCGCCTGTTCGTCGTTTAAACCTGATATATTTTGGTTTATATCAATTATATCCAAAATTAATTCCATTGCTTGCGGGTTGCCCTCTACAATTTTAGATATTTCCTCTTGTGCTTTTGTAATAACCTGCTCATCAACTGAAACACCAATCTCATTGATATGGTTTTGTATTTTGTCAAAGCGGGTTAACTCGACAGGCGCTGGCTCTGTAGCTGGTGGCGCTGGCTCTGGTTGACGAGCTGGTGGTTCCGGCGCTGGCTCTGGAGCTGGCGGGGTTGGTTCTGGTACAGTTACATCTTTGGGCTGTGGTTTTGGCCCATAAATTTCAACCGGAGGCAACGTGCCTGATTCTGCTGGCGCTGGCGGTTTAGGTGCGATTCGCCCAGCCGGTGTAGTGGTGGCGCGCGGTGGTGGCCCCGGTAGTTCCTTAATGTTGGAATAATATTTTCCATCAGGCATAACTACCTCAATCTTAAACATTTCATGTTTAAGATTAGGGTTTTCTGTATAGCGCCTATTAAACTCAACCCGTGAAATACTTCCCTGTCTCGCCATGTGCGGCACAGCAAGCAACGACATGGCAAAGTTATTAATAAACATTTCAGCAGCAGCTTCACCGGGGTTTTCAGAAGACATTACAGCCGGTGTGTGCAGCGCGGCTAAATATGCGTTTGTTAAAAGCTGCCCACCAATAAACTCACTAGCTCTGGCAACATTAACCGGGCCTAATTTCTCATTTAATTTTGCAAACCACTTTAATCTCGTAAATTCTTTTTCAAAATATTTTCCCTGCCTGAGTAACGGTAGCGTTGTTTTATATGTAGCTCTTATTTTAGTAGTTGTATTAACAAACGCTTTAGCGGTCATCGCTCTACCAAATTTATCAACCGCAGGAATACCATACGCAGCCGCCAAGCCTACCGGATTAAGTGTTCCATCTGCATTAAAGCCCATTGCACCAGCAGCATAATGCGTGGCTAATTGCCCCTGTGTGGCAGAGGAAGCGCCTGCCGCTTTAGCAGCTCTTGAGACGAAACTCATTGAGCCTAAAAATGGGATCATGTCAGAGATCGCCATAGACATCTTACCCGATGCCCAAGCTGCCCCGCTGGTTTCCTCATTAATGATTTTCTCAATCGGCAAAGGCTCATTAGGACGCAGAGAAAATGCTTCAATATTGTTTGCCTCAACCCCGTAAAGGATCGATGCCAAATCAGCAACAGCAGCTTTGGTAACAGCGCCACCGCGCTGGAGTGGAGTACCTACTAAAAAGTTGATTGTACGACCGGCTGCCCCGATCGGTGAATCCATATCGGGAACAACAGACATTCCCAACCCACTCATATTAGCCACAAAATCTGCCTCCAGTTGGGCTATGGCCTGATTCTTATCGTCAGGCGAAAGTGTTTGTGAATCTTTAAGCAGATTTAAATCGGCCTGATATTTAAGCCTAAAATCTTTGGCCTTCTGAGAGGTTGCCTTGAACTCCTCCCGGCGCGCCTTGCGCTCTTGTTTAACAGGATCATCATCGTCACGCTCAAAGAACCCCTCAAACATTTTGGGGTCTTTCATAAACGCCCCGGTCTTAACCTGAGTAGTCGGTTGGCCATCAGCGCCGATGACCTCCTTTTCCTCCATACCGTAGATGTCTTGAAACGATCCAGATTTCTTGAGCTGCTTGCGCTTAAAGAAAGGGCGCTTCTTTTGCTCGTAAACAATCGGGCTACCAATCTTGCCGCCCAACGGAATCAAATCATCCTGCGGCTCAGTCTCTGCCGCCTGCTCTCCCTGTTTACTTAACCCCTCCACATAAGCCTTAAATTCCTGATCTTGTAAAAAGGCAGGGTCTTTCTCAGCTATCCAAGGCGCTAATTCCTCATCGGATACATCTTTAAAACCGGGGTCTTGTTCTCGTATCCATTCTAAAACTTTAACTGGCATTATCTGTTTGGGTTGTGCCTATCAGCGTTTCTTGGATCATTAAAGAAATTAGCAGATGAAATACCGCTCCCACCACCAGTTGCGTTTGCGCCTCCCGGCACATTACGATTTCCGCTTGCGTCAAAATCCTCTGGTTCAACCTTATACAACATCATATTTTTCCTAGCATCAGACATTCTTTCTTGAAGCGCTTCCATTTGTTCTTGATAGGTTTCACCTCCAAATCCTAATGTAGTCGAACCTTTAACTTTATCAGTTGCAGAATAATTGCCTTCCTGCATTTCTTTTTCTAAATCAGATAATTGTTTTTGGTAACGATGATATTGTTTGGCGTATCGGGACATATCCCTAAACAACGTGGAAGAAGTACCACCAAGAGCATCTATTGGGTGGCTACTTGTCGCGTCTTGTATGCTTGAACCCGGCACAGGCTTACCAGTAGCAACATCTTCCACTACTGTATCATCTGTACCCTCAATAGTTCTTGCTCTATACCCCTTACTGCCGGGGGTTGGCCCTGCTACCGGAATGAACGATCCAGCTCCAGTTGTGCTACTGATACCAAATCTGTAATTAGGCATACCCGGCACATCACGAACCGTTCCCGGTACTGCTGTTCCTGTGGTTTTCTGTTGTGATAACAGGCGCTCAACTGCCTGACTCATTGCATTTGGATCAGCTTGAGGATATTGCTCCAATGCCTGCCCCATTGCGTTAAAGAGTTTCTGCTCTCGATCTTCCATCGGGAAAGAATCCGCAAACACTCCCAGCCCCAATTCATTGGCAATATCTCTTTGACTTGGCTTTGACATCAATTCCATTACTTGCTGCGATCCAGCAGTCGTAGCATCATCGCGATCCTGCTTGTAAGTCATTTGGTTAGTCATAGTCTGCTGGTATCTGGCAGCTATCTTTTTATTGGCCATCTCCTGCGCTTTTTCAGCGCCTTGAAACATTCCAATTTTCTCCATTGCGCTGAGATTGTTAAAAGCCTCCTTACCCCCTTCCCCATACACATTCATTTCAGGCAATAATTTATCCAGCGCCTCCATGCCGGTGGCCGCAGCTTTGGATAATTTATTGAACTGCTTTTCCTCCTCGTCCTTTTCCTTAATCGCATCGCTAATGCTTTTAGACGCGCTTTCAATGCCCCGCGCAATGGATCGCGCGCCGCTGGTTGCTGCCTCCATAAAACCGGGAGGGAGGGCGCTTGGCCCTCCTCCGCTGTACCCTTGATAATAATTATATTTTCTTGCCATGTTATGCCCCCAATCTACCTATCTGTGCGTTTTGTTGTTGTACCAGTTGATGCTCATGCTGCTTCATGCGCTTGATTACATTTTCTTGAAATGCCGGGTCTTGAGACATCATCCGCTGGGCAGTTGGACTGCTTGCCAGCTTTTGCATTTCCTCCAGCCTTAACCCATGAGCCTGCCCCGGCTTGATGTCCACATCAGCACCAGCCGCCATTTGAGCAAACGCAGTTCGCTCCTCCTCGATCTCCTGCAAGCTCGCCGCTTCCTGTGGACGCAGCAACCTCTCGCCAAGTTGCGGATCAATAAACTCAAACAGCACTTCCATTGCCGCTGTACGATCCACCACCGCATTGACATCGAAATCGATTGCCACCTTGAGAAGCTCCAGCTTCTGTTTCACCAGCTCCATGTCTAGGTTCGCCACGTTGTAGTGAACAGAGACATCAAACTCTCCTTGGATTTCATCGCGCCCGACTTGCAACGGTTCAGCCTGCCGACTTCCGACAACTCGGAAGTACAAATCATCCGACATGAATTGCTGACAGAGCTGGAAACACATCCCTAATGTGTCGCCCCAATAGCCCAGCCATTTGCCAACCATGTTCTGCTGCCTCATCCGCGCATAAAACTGATTTTCCTTTCCTACCGGGCGACCAAAATAACGGTCTGCCATTTCACGAATGTTGACCTCG